ACCCGCCAGGAAGCCATCGCCCATGTGCGCAAGCATTATGCGAAGATGGCTGACAAGACGGATGACGAGTGCTGGCATTACCTGGCGGATGACGCCGGAGAAGGTATGACTGACGAGGAAGGCAATATCTACTCCACCTACAACCCCAAGTCCAAATGGGACTGGTGGTCAGAGGGCGGCCGCTGGTCCGGCATGCTGAAGCTGAAGGACGGCGGCACTGCGGATACTGCCAGGATCGGGGATATCGACTTCACTCCCGAGGAGGCCGAATATAAGAGGGCGCTCCGCTTCTGGGACGTGATTGTCGAGCACAAACCGCAGCATCCCGGAGAGGATTTCTTCTCGATCTACAGGGATGAGTACTATCGCCAGTACTATGGTGACCGAGAGACCTATGCCCGCACCATGGCGGCTTTCTCCACCTACGCAGTGGTGACCCCGGACGGAGAGTGGCACCAGAAAGGGCAGATGGGCTGGTGGGGTATGAGTTCGGAGACCCCGGATGAGGCGAAGGTATGGGAGGCCGACTACATGAAGCGGTTTATCGAGGGTCAGGATGAAGACCTCATGCTGACCATCGTGGACTGCCACATCTGATGGCGGGTAATCGTATGACCTACACTCAAATTGCAGGCCTGGTCACATCCATCGGCATCCCCTGCGCCTATGATCACTTCGCGGAAGGGGAAAGCCCGGACCCGCCCTTTGTGGTTTTCCTTCTTCCCGGCACCAACAACTTCATGGCGGACGGCGAGGTTTACGAGCAGGTGACTGAGGTCAGCATCGAGCTTTATACGGATCTCAAAATGCCGCCGCTGGAGGAGCGTGTGGAGGATATTCTTCGGACACATGAAATCCCCTGGGACAAGACGGAGGTCTGGATCGAGGATGAAAAGATGTACGAGGTCCGCTATGCGCTGGAAGTGATCTATGACGGCGCGTCCGATTCTTCCGGGGAAACTGACAATGACGCCAGTATTCCCAACGACCAGCCCAACTAACGACGCGGCACATGCCGCAGAACAGGAGCTATAATGGCCAACAAGTCCAATAAAATCAAGTATAACCTCAAAAACGTCCATGTGGCGAAGCTGACCATCAAGGCCGATGGCACTTTTGAATACGCCACGCCGAGGCACATCCCCGGCGCTGTCAGTCTGACCCTGGACGCTGAGGGAGACAACACGCCGTTCTACGCGGACGGCATTGTGTATTTCCGCACGATCAGCAACAACGGCTATACCGGCAGCCTTGAGATGGCCCTGATCCCCGACTGGTTCCGCGAGGAATATCTGCAGGAGATCAAGGACGCCAACGGTGTGCTGGTTGAAAACGCCGATCTCACCGATCAGGTCTATTTTGCCCTGCTCTTTGAGTTCGACGGAGATATCCGGAAGATCCGCCACTGCATGTATCAGTGCTCCGCCAGCCGTCCGTCCGTGTCCTCCCAGACCAAGGAAGCCAGCATCACCCCTGTGACGGAGACGCTGAGCCTGACCGCTGACGCCCGCTCTGACGGCCTTGTCAAGAGCAAGACCGGTGAGGATACCAACGACGCGACCTACAACAACTGGTACAACAGCGTCTACGTGCCCACCAATTCTGGGAGCGGCGACGACGAGGATGAACCCAGCGGAGCGACTGTGGCGAAGCTGGCCGCCCTGAGCATCGGCTCCCTGGCGCTGAGCCCTGAGTTCGATCCCGACGTGACCGGCTACACCGCAACCACCACGAACGCGACCAATACCATCTCCGCGACCGGTGATGACGGTGCCGATGTCACTATCACTGTGAATGGCTCTGAACATTCCAGCGGCAGCGCCGCCACCTGGGAGACGGGCGAAAACACGGTGACAATTGTGGTTTCCGGCTCCGGTCTGACCAGCAGGACCTACACGGTCACGGTGATCAAGGAAGAGTAAACTTCCACCGCAGAGGGTTGGTCAGATACCTTCCCTCTGCTTATCCACAGTATACACAACATATTGTGGATAACTGGATATAGCAACAACTAAATATTGAATTGAGGAGGAAGTACATGCTTCAGAAAACCGTTAAGCTTGGCAATCAGGAAGTCACCTTCAAATCCAGCGCCGCGATTCCCCGTATGTATCGCGTAAAGTTTGGGCGTGATATATTCAAAGACCTTTTCAAGCTGGAGCAGGCATACAAGGCCAACGTCGGCAAGGAAAGGTCGTCCATGCAGATCGAGGATCTGGAAATCTTCGAGAACGTCGCCTACGTCATGGCGCTGCATGCCGATCCCACCATTCCCGAGAGCATCGACGAATGGTTGGAACAGTTCGAGATGTTCTCCATCTATGAAGTGCTGCCCGAGATCCTGATTCTGTGGGGCACCAATCTCGAAGGCGATGTCGCCGCTAAAAAAAACGCCTTCCGACAGATCGTGAAATGACGACGGCGCTGTTTCTGCTTCGGTGCGTGGAACTTGGAATCGCAATAGCTGACCTGGAATACCTGACCATCGGGCTCGTCCTGGACATGTTCACGGAGAAGGGCAACGATGAAGAGGCAGAATCCTATGCTCAGATAGCGGATCAGAATGCGTTCGACAGTTTCTAAAATCATCGAAGCGGTGGCAGCGGATATAAGATTACACAGTTTTGAGGGGAGTGAGCGTATGTTTACCGTCAAATGCGACAAGTGCGGCAAAGAAGCCAGTTTTGAACCGCTGTACCGCCGCGAAGGCGATCTGGAGCTGATATTCCTGAAATGCCCGGAGTGCGGGACGGAATACCTGGCCGCCGTGACTGATTCAGAACTCAGGAGGAATATCAAAACTTTTGAGCAAATGACACAGACCATCCGCACGGAAAAAGTCACAGATCTTTTCATCGAGGATGCCCGGACGCTCTACCGGGAGAATCTGGGACGGGGCAAGGTACTGCTGGAGCAGTATAGCGGCGCGTCCGAATCCTGATACTGTTTTGTTTGCCTGCTGCCAGCCATCCCATCACAGGGGTGGCCTCATTACTATTTGCCGCGACTGATGTCCGGCGGAAAGGGGTGGTGCATGATGTCTATTAAGGGCATCATATAGTCCAAATTGGGGCCGACACTGGTCCATTAAATGAGGCGTTGAAGGGTGTCAACAGCACCATCCGCTCTACGCAGACTGACCTCAAAGAGGTTGAGAAGCTCCTTAAGCTGGACCCGACGAACACAGAGCTTCTCCGTCAGAAGCAGGAGCTTCTCGGCAAGAGCATCAGCGCGACGAATGATAAACTGGCCGCCCTGAAAGAGGCCAGCGCCAACGCCGCCAAGACTGCCGGAAACTACGATGCCTGGAAGGCCAAGTACGATCCCATCAAGACACAGATCGATGAGACTTCCCAAAAGCTGAAAGAGCTGAAAGAATCCTCCGATGCCTGCGACAAGAAGATGGCTGAGGGTGCAAAGGCTGAGCAGAAGCATGACAAGCTCCAGAAGGACATCCAAAAGACGGAAGCGTTCCTGGAAAAGCTGAAGGCCCAGTCTGCCGAGGCCGATCAACAGCTCAGCGATGGCAAGATTAGCCAGGAGAAATACGATGAGCTGAAGGAAAAGGTCGCCCAGACCGAAGAGCGCCTCCAGTCTCTGAAAACGCAGTCCGCCGAAACCGATCAGATCATCAGCGAGGGCAAGCTCGCTAAAGAGAAGTACGACGTCCTCCAGGCCGAGATCAAGGAGACAGAGGAAAACCTTCAGACCCTGAAGGATCAGGCCAAGGCCACGTCGGACGAGTTTGGCAACCCCATATCCCCGGAGCAGATGGACGCCATTCAGCGGGAGATCATCGAGACAGAGCAGGATCTTAGAGCACTGAAGGATCAGGCCCTTCTGAGCAACCAGGCGCTTGCCAACATCGGCGATGTGGGCGACAAGCTGGAGAAGGTCGGTTCCACTCTGGAAGGTATCGGCGAGGGCATGACCAAATTCGTGACCGCCCCGATACTGGCTGCCGGCGCTGCCGCCCTTAAGACCACGGCGGACTTTGATGAGGCCATGTCCAAGGTCAAAGCCATCTCCGGCGCTGCGGGCGATGATTTCACCAGGTTACGCGACAAGGCCCGCGAAATGGGCGCTTCCACGAAGTTCAGCGCAACGGAAGCCGCCGAAGGTCTGAACTACATGGCCATGGCTGGCTGGAAGACGGATGACATGCTGGTCGGCATAGAGGGCGTTATGAGCCTGGCCGCCGCGTCCGGCGAAGATCTCGCCACAGTCTCCGACATTGTGACGGATGCCATGACCGCCTTTGGCTGGGAAGCGAACCGCGCCGGAGATTTTGCGGACATCCTCGCCACCGCATCCGCCAACGCCAACACCAATGTGTCGATGCTCGGTGAGTCCTTCAAAATGGTCGCGCCTCTGGCCTCCGCCATGGGCTACTCTGTGGAGGATACCACTGCCGCAATCTCTCTCATGGCGAACGCCGGTGTGAAAGGCACTCAAGCCGGTACGGCACTGCGCAGTGTGCTGACACGCCTGGCCGACCCGCCCAAGGCCGCGAAAGCCGCCATAGAGGAGTATGGCATCAGCCTGACCGACAGCGAAGGCAACGCAAAATCCCTCGTCCAGGTCCTTATGGATCTGCGCACCGCTTACAAGAGCGTGGGCGATATGTCCGAGGAGACTGCCGCCCAGATCATCGCGGCCAGCGAAGATGAGACAGATGCCGTCAAACAGTCTGTGGACGAACAGGTCGCTGCCGCCAAGGCTGCCTACGACGCAAAGTACA